GACGAGAGCGGCCATGTTGGCCGACCCTGATTCGGTTCCATTCGTGGATGCACCGTTTCAGAAGAGGGAGGTGTACGTCAAGGAGACGACACCTAGGGCTATTCATGATTGCCCTGCTGCACATGCGGTTAAGTTAGGCCCGTACACAGCACCCCTGCTCGTCGCTTTCATTGAGTGCCACCACGTACTCGTCGGCCAGAACTCTGTTGGGGTTGGCCGTGTCCTTCGGGACATGGTGGACTTACCCGGGTTTGAGCCGGGGCGGAAGTACACGCTCTCGGAGATCAAGAGGGGTCCATGGGCCATATTTGGCGATGATGGGCTCATTAAGATCAGTGAGCAGTGGTATGTCACGGATTGGTCCAGGTTGGACGGGTCAATCCATCCGCTTGCGCGGAACGTGCTCAAGGACTGTGCCCGGAGAGCGTTCAGCCACGAGGATTCGGAGCGGTTCTGTGCGCTCATTGACGAAGAGGTTGACGTTAATGCCCGGACTGCCACTGGTGTGGAGTTCAATACAGGGCATATGGTCACCTCGGGTAGCAAGATTACCACAATACTTGGCACGACAGGTAATGCCATGGTGATTGTTGCGTCGCTGACCACAGGGCGTCCGATTGAGGAGGTTGCAAAGGAGTTCGGCATGGAGCTTAAGATTGCCCCAGCCGGAGAAGCGGGCCTGGAGATACTGTCACGGTATTACCCAGACCCGAGGCAGAGTCTGGTGTCTGCCGCGGATGTGAAGAAGGCTCTGGCCAAGATACCGGTGGTATTCAAGGGCCAGGACCTCCGCGACAAAGTCCTTGGTTATTTAGCCACTGACCGGGACACGCCAGTTCTTGGTGAATATCTGTTAGCGCTCAAGCGCATATTCAATTTCCGTGATTTGACACTGAAGGACCGAAAGCGGATGTGGAACACGGACAGGGATATGGCATGGCGCATTACGGATGCTCCAAATCTGCCCAGAAATGAGAAGTATGAGCTAGAGAGGGAGCTCCTTCTAAAGTGTGTGGCTGCACAATTGGGCACCGAAATCGGGGATGTCCAGAAGCTCGAATCACGGCTGCGGCAAGCCAAGAGCACCGAGGACCTGGCGGCGTGCATGATGGACTGGATTCCATCACCCGCCCGGGCCGAGGGAGTTGACCGTACGTGAGCGCCGAAACGGCCGGCGCCGCAAGTTCGTGTGTACTCAACACACGGTGTGAAGCTTCGCAAGCAATGCCCCGTAGGAAGCTGCAACTAGCAC